ACAATTTCTTACAAATTTAATATTTATATATGAATAAGTACATCTAATAGGAGGTGTTATGTCAGACAATAATGAAATATTTGAGGGAAAAACTTTTCAAGATTTAACAAAGGACATCTATGAGAACACTACAAAACGTAAAGTTCAAATAGATTTGTTAATATCGGAGATACATGGATTCATTACAACCATAGATGATGTGGTTATGGTTGCCCCAATTATAAAAGAATATATGGATACAGCTGTTCGTAATGATGAACACTTGGTAAAACTTGCTGGTGTACTACAAAGAATTATTTCTAAATCACAAGGTGATAATGATGAATCAATGTTATTAAGTGATGAGGAAAAAGAAGAATTAATGGGAACACTTCAAGATACTGTAGCTGACTTGGAAAAGGAAAGTCAAAGAATTGAAGCTACAAAAAACAAAACAATTGATTTGGGGACTAACTAATGGGTTCAATATTTTTAACAGATTCAGATAAAACTGTAAAGGGATTTGCAGGTAAGGAATATCCAGTCCCATTCTATCTACAATTTGTTGCTGGATATTGTGCTGAAGTGGTACATTCAGAAGAGAGTTTAAGATACAATGGTCCAGAATCTATCAATTCAATCATAGCTATACCACACGCGACTGATAAAGTTTATAAGACAAGAGCTAGTGCAGGTGAGGAATATAGATACTATCCTTTATTAAGAACAATGAATGATGTTCCTACAAAGGGAGACCCTGTATTGTTATGTACAATTGGTAAAATAAAATATTATCTTGGACCTTTGAATACAAATGCCAATAGTCCAACTTGGAATGATGACCCATCATTTAGACGTGAATTAGTTTTAACAAATAAAAATATCGGGCAGGTTAGTCCAAGAGGAATAAGGGGTGAAAGTCCAAATTTTAATAAAGAATTATCTTATAGTAGATTAACTAAAAAAAGAGAGAGTGGTTTGGATTATGGTGACGCTGTTAATGAAACAACAGGTGATACAATAATTGAAGGTAGGCATGGAAATAGTTTTAGAATAGGAAGTCGTAGTAACAACCCATATGTATTCATATCAAACAAAAGATTTCCTGATAATAATTTAGAAAGTATTGGAGACGGAAGTTTAATCAGTATAACATCAAATGGAAGTTTAAGACAACACTTTAAAAATTTATTTGATGAAGATGGTAATCCAATTACATTTCAACTATCATCTGATAGTGTTGAAAATAATACATATCCAATTGGTGATATTCAATCTGATTTAAATAATGGTGCTGACCCTGATGAAACAATTTATCAATATGGTTCAGTAGATACTGGTGAAGTTGATGATAATGGCCAAAAAATTTTTGAGGGTGAAAATGCAAATCAAATTTTATTCCATTCGGATAGAATAACATTAAATACAAAACTTGATGATATTTATATGTCATCAATAAAAGATATACATATTGGTGCTGGAAGACATATATCAATTGGTTCATTTGATACTTTGAATCTTTTATCATCAAATGTAAATATTGGTAATAGAGAAAGAGCAGTAAGTATGGAACAAATGGTGTTAGGTAATTCTCTTCAATCAATTTTAGAACAAATATTAGATTTATTTTCAAATTTAACAGTCCCAACACAATTTGGGCCAAAGACTCCAATTAATCCAGATATTACGGCTAAAGCTAATGATGTTAGACGTGGTATTGAAAATATGTTAAGTATTTATCACAATATAGAAGGAAACTAAAAGAGGTAATTATGAAAAAGAAAAAAACAACAAAACAAATAATCAGACAAATCGTTAGAGAAGAAGTTGCTATGGCTATCAAGGAAGTGATAACTGAATTAAAACAACCAATTGAATCTCAACCACAACCTAAAAAAATAATTGAGAAAAAATCATTTACAAATAATTCTGTATTGAATGATGTATTGAATGAAACAGCTCAAGATGGTGAATGGAAAACATTAGGTGGTAGTGAGTTTACTTCAGATAGAATGAATGAATTGATTGGTAGGCAATATGGTGATATGGTAACTAATCAAAGTCCAACTATAAGTGTTGATGGACAAACACCAGATTTCTTGAAAAAAGATTATAGAGAGGTTCTAAAAAAATCACAAGAAAAATCTAAAATAAAAAACGGAAGATAAGAATGGGATTGAGAGATAAATTAATTGATGCTAAAGTTAAATCTGTGGAAGAGACACTAGCTCCTGAACTACAACAATCTATTAGTTTAGACACACGACCTGGTTCACAAATTTATTTAGAAGCTGAGTATACAGCTAGAGCTATTCTTGAAACACTAAGTGAAGCTAATTTAACTATAACACAATTAAAAGCACCTGTTGTAGTTGAAAGTTTAAAAACACCTGACCAAGTTGTAAATATTGAATTGGAAACATTGTTAGGTGACAAAGCTCCTATTTTGAAAGCGTTAAGAAAATTACCAATACCTGCTATAGGTGAAATTATAGATAAATTGGAAAGTGAGTTGGAAAGAGCCATAATACCTTTATTAGAGGGTGGTGCTAAATTAGCAGGACTTGATTTAGGAAAAGACTCTGGTGGTTTGAACTCAGCTGGTTATGTTTATATTGGTGAAGACCCTGACTCTCAAGATGGTTTTGATGTTGAAAATGAAGATGGTCAAAGAGAAAACACAACTGTTAAGTTATCAGTTGAAGACATTGAGGAGTTATTATAGTGGCTATTAAAGATACATCAAGAAAACCTTACATTCAAGATAATGATACTAATGTTAAAGTTGGTATTGATTTACCAATTCGTAGAGGTAGTGACAACGATGGATTTTTTGCTTCAACTTCTACAACCATAGAAGCGGTAAAAAACAACATAAGAAATTTATTACAAACCAATGAGGGTGAAAGATTTTTTCAACCAAACTTAGGTTTAAATTTAAGAACATTATTATTTGAACATATTACAAATGAAAATTTAATTGGTGTACAAGATGCAATATTAGATAAAATAGAATTTTGGTTACCTTTTGTTGAGGTAAGAGATATTCAAGTTTTAAGTAGAGATAACACTACAGATATTGGAGCAAATGAAATTAGAGTAAAGATATTATTTAACATTAAACAGGACCCAAACACTTTAGATTCTATCACTTTAGATTTCAGTAGTGATGTAACGGAATCAGAATCAAATGTAACGAGTGGTGGTGGATATTAATTGGAGATAAAAAATGCCAACATATGGTAAAGAAAATTTTAAAGAATCAAATGTAAATTATTTAAATAAAGATTTTACATCATTAAAACAATCATTGATGAATTATGCTAAATCTTATTTTCCAAATACATATAGAGATTTTAATGAAACATCACCTGGTATGATGTTAATAGAAATGAACGCTTATGTTGGTGATGTGTTATCATTTTATATAGACCAACAATATCGTGAGATGTTATTACCATTAGCTGAAGAGAGAAGAAACATAATTACTATGGCTAAGATGTTTGGATATAAAGTTAAACCAATTGTGCCATCATTTGTTGATTTAACTTTTACTTCAAATGTTGATGTGGATAGTGGTAATGTTGCTAAAGTTGATTATGATAAAGCTAGTATATTCGACCCAGGTATTGAGGTAGTTTCGTCAACCAATACAAACACGACTTTTGTAACAATTGACCCGATTGATTTTAAAATTGAACAAGGTGATGACACTAATACAATCGGTACGACAGCTGACACAGGTTTAGCTTCAACCTATACACTATCAAGAAATGTAAGAGCTATTAGTGCTACTCAAAAAACAATTACATTTCAAATCGGAGTACCTGAAAAATTTAAAACCATTACCATACCTGATACAAATGTGATTGATATTATTTCGTGTATAGATACAAATAACAATAAATGGTATGAGGTTGACTTTTTAGCACAAGATAAAGTTCCAATTTCTACACATTATACAGATGATGAAAGTAGAAGTTCTGCATATGTGGATTTTGAAGGAAACATATCAACGACTGCAGTTCCATATTCGTTAACTTACTTAATAACAGGAAAAAGATTTACTCGTGAGACAAATCAAGATAATACAACATCATTGGTTTTTGGTAATGGTGTGTTAAAAAATGGACAAGTAGTTGATGAGGGTTTTATTGATATGGAACAAGTTGGTATAATTATTCCTGGACAAACAAATGATTTAAATCAAGCTATCGACCCATTATTGGGTGATGAGTATTCAACACTTGGTGAAACACCAAACAATACAACTTTGACAATTACTTATCGTGTAGGTGGTGGAATTAATTCAAATGTTCCAAGTGGAGATTTAACAACTTTACCAACAACAGTGACACCGGCTGTTGATGCTGGTTCAATACTTACAAGTGTAACAAACAATCAACCAGCTCGTGGTGGTAAAGATGAAGAGGACACGATTGAAATAAAAGAAAAGGCTAAGGCGTTCTTCTCTACACAAAACAGATGTGTGACAAAAGAAGATTATGAAGCTAGAGTATTAAACATACCTGCGAAGTTTGGAAATATAGCTAAGGTATATGTTGCTAGAAGTGTACCAGATGACATAACAGATGACGCTCAACTTCAACAATTCAATAATGATTTATCAATACTAACCAATAACATTAACGGGCAATTTGGTTTGAGTTATGAAATAAATGCATTATCAAATATTCTTAATCAAGGTATTCCTGCAGAACAAATAGTAGAAGACCTTCCAAATTTTATTGCAGCTATTAACAATGCATTAACTTCAACTAATACAAGTTTAGAGACATTACAAACCTATACTGATTTTTCAAGTTTTAATTTATCAAGTATAAATTTATATCTATTGGCTTACAATAATAGAAAAGAATTGGTAGGTAATCCTCACGCCGTTTCATTACAAAGAACTGATAATTTACCAGTGACACTAACAGCTAATATAACAAAATATTTAGAAAATTTTAAAATCTTAACAGATACTGTAACAATCAATGATGGGTACATTGTAAACTTTGGCGTTATATTTGATGTAATTGCTGAAAAATATGCAAACAAACAAAAAGTAAAATTAGATTGTATTCAAAAAATTAAAGATTATTTTAGAATAGAAAACATGCAATTCAATCAACCAATTTATAAAAGTCAATTAGAATTTGAATTAATGGGAGTTGAAGGTGTTCGTTCTATTGGACATGTCACTATAACACAAAGGTCTGATTATTTTTATGATAACAATGGTGATGGTGATAGTTTGGGGATACCAACATATACTTATTCATTTGACCCATCAGGTACAGGAGTTGATTTAGATGGTGATGATGTGATTGATGGTGGATTTAAAATACCCAATACACAATCACAATTTTTAAATTATAATTATAAATATAATTTTGAAACTGCACTTTCTGATGATGGTACAATTATACTACCACCTAATACAGCTACACCAACGGTTTTTGAATTAAAAAGGCCAAACGAAAACATAATAGGGAGGGTTAGATAATGCATCATTTTATTTTTCCATCACAAGACACTTGGATTTCAAGTGGTTCATCAACCATAACTGGTGAGTCTTTTAAAGACCAAAACTTTGGAAGAGACCAAATACTTGAAGTTAAAAAAGAATTTTTTAATAATTCATTAGACCATCAAACACGAGCATTAGTTAACTTTAGTGGAACTGAATTTACAGAGTTATCTAAGTCTGTCGCTGATGGTACAATATCATCAGACGCATCTTACTTTTTGAGACTTTATGAGGCTGAGGGTAATGCAGAAATGACTGAAGAATATAAATTAGCCATTCAGCCAATATCACAATCTTGGACAGAGGGTACTGGTAAGGATGGTGACAATCCAAAAAATACAAATGGATGTAGTTTTGAAAATCGTAGTAATCCAATTGGCGGAACTACAGTGCCTTGGGCTACACCTGGTGTATCTGTTTTAAGTGTGAGTCAATCAGAACAATCTTTTACAAACCAATCACCTGATGTTGAAGTAGATGTTACTAAAATGGTGAATATGTGGTTGAAAGGTCAAGAAGAAAATTATGGAATGTTAATAAATTTTAGTGGTAGTCAAGAAACAGATGAAACTACATTTGGACATCTAAAATTTTTCTCAAGAAACACACATACGATTTTTTCACCGAGATTAGAAGTTCGTTGGGATGACCATCTACCTTGTACAGGTTCAAACACAGGTTCATTAAATGAATTGACAATGAGTGGGTTGAGTGATAACTTTTTATATATGAAAGGTTTAAGAGAAAGCTATAAAGTTGGTGAACGAGTTAAGTTTAGAGTCGGTGCTAGAAAAAGATATATTCAAAAAACTTTTTCTAACTCAGTTCAAACTGTAACTGGTTCATTTATAACTGAGGGTAGTGGTTCATATGCGATTAAAGATGTTGCTACTGATGAGTTTATTGTTCCATTTGAAGATAGTTCAAGTGTAAGTTTTACTAAATTAAGTTGTGATAGTGATTCAAATTATTTTATTCAATATTTAGATGGATTTTATCCTGATAGAGTTTACAAAATACAATTAAAATTAAAATATGATGATGGACAAGAACAAGTGTTTGATGATGATTTTGAATTTGTAGTGAAAAGGAAATAAAGATGGCTGATTATACTGATTTTGAAATATCTTTAGTTGAAATATTTTTAGATAAATTATCTGATAAACTAATACAAAGTGGGCAAGTAGACACTGATGATGTTAGTCGTAATCAGAAATTTATTCGTAATGGACAGTTTGATTTAGGTGCACAAAATAGTAGTGATATACTTGCACTTTTTCAAAAAGATTTTAAAGCTAATGAAGAAGACTTAAACAAAACATTTGTTAACAATGATGGTTATCAAAGAAATCTATATCAGATTGCAATTAAATTAGCTAATGAAGATGCACTTCAAACAGTTGATTTTTCAATACAAGGTTATGCAAATGATACATTTGTAATTTCAATAGTAACATCAGTTCCAAGTCTTAATGGTGTTGACATTTCAGATATAGTTGCACCTGAGGAAGGTAATCCACTAAATGTAAGTCAATTTATATCATTGGAACAATCAGGTTCAGTTATAAATGTAGAGCAAGCTGAGGAATATTTAGATACAAATATTTTTGAATTACTCCCAACGGGTGATACAAGACAAGGCAGAATTAATAGATTTTTTCAAGAATTAAACGCCTTACTCCCACCAACTTTACCTAATTTTGACCAAGACGATGAACTTGGTGTTGATAGAGACGATGATGGTAATTGGAGTGGTGCTGAACAATATAGTCAAGACAACAGTATTTCATACGCACAAGATAATCCAGAGGATTCACTTATTGGGGAAAAAAATGCATTCATTCATAGGTTAACAGATACAGCTAATAGCACAAATTCAACTAGAACCATTGAAGAAATATATAGAACAGTTCGACCATACTTAACAGACATATTAGAGGGTTTTGTTGACGAAGATTTAGATGGTAGACCAGAGTATCAAAATCAATCATCTGGATATTTAAAATTTAGAGAATTAAATCAAGGTATCATTGTTCGTAATACTAATCAAGAATTTATTGATGGATTAAATCCAAATAATCCAACTTGGTTAACAAATGATTATAATGGGTTCTTAACTCAAACTACAGATGATATGAGAATAAATTTTATACGAAATAATCCTGGTACAGGTTTCACTATAACTATGTGGGTTAAATTTTTAGACAAAGTATCTCAAGGGACTTTATTTAATTATGGAAATCCTGTCAGACCTGAAAACGCTTTTGGATTTAGATTAGAAACTTTTGTATTGAATAAAGATGATACTTACGCAGTAGATAGTGGTGTTGTAGAAACTTTTGGGGATTACCTTGAGGATACTTATCATCAAAACACATTAGGGATATTTCAAAATACAAATACAGAAAGATTTGTTAGATTACAAGTTAGAGAATTTGGAGATTTTACAAGTGGTACAGATTACGGACTAAGAGATTCTGCAGTTGGTCAGGTTGGTATTACAAAACAACAATACAATCCACCAGACTTAAATAAAACTCAACTTGGACATTATTATGGATATGATGAAAGAAGACTTGTAAACTATACCAATATACCTGAAGATTTTAACGAATGGTATTTCATATGTGCAACTTATAATCCAGAAATTAATGAAGATGGTTCAGATTTTGGAAATACAGACGCAGACTATTGGTTAAATCATTTAGCTAGTAATGGAACTTATGTTACAAATTCAGGTTTAGGTAATAAATGTAAAGTAGAAATAATATCACGAAGTGACTTGTTAAGAGCTCGTGGTTTTAAAGGATAGGGGGTTTTCATAATGGCAGATGAAAATACACCAAATAGAGAAGGTCTTCCAATAACAACTGGTGATGCTGGTGGTATGCAAAGAACAGATGACTTCACTGGCCAAATAAATCCTCCAGAGCCTGAACCAAGACCACCAAGACCTGATGACGGACATAATCAAGATGGACACCATCATCACGGACATAATCACGATGAAAATATACCTTATTCAGATGAATTATCTGACGACTCTGGTATTGATAATGTTATTGAAATAGAACAATTTCAATCAGCAATGTTATATGCAAATTCAATTACATTAAGACACATTAATGAAGAAGATAGAGAAATATTTTTTACTTTAGGTCAACCATCTGATGATATTGATACATTATCAACCAATAGTGTTAATGTATCTCGTTACATTAATCAAACACTTACTCAATCTCCAGCAGATTTAAATTTAATATTAGAACCAAACCAATTTGGTTTTAATGATTTATACCAAACTAATAATTTAATTACAGAAAATCCTAGTTGGGAAATAATAACAGATTTTCAAGGTGCTGTTGAATTAGAAAATCAAGGTAATGAAGCTTTACCTTTTCCTGAACTTTTTGAAGAATTTAATATAGGTGGTTTAGGAGAGGAAGCAGGTGAAGGTGCTGAAAATTTAAATGCAGCAGACGCTATTGTATGGGCTATAGAACACAATAGGGATGACATAGCTGGATTCATATTAGCTTATATTATCGGTGGGAATGAGGGTGTACAGTATTTATACGATAACTATGGAGGGAATAGTTCCAAAGATTATTATTATGATGAAAATACACATTATATTTGGGTGCAAAATCAAGAAATACCAAAAGCTAGTGACTACCTACCTGAACGAATACCAAGAGACTTTGAAATATTTTTTAACATTGGTACACCAATAAAAACACTAAGATTAGTATTTATCGGTCTCACGTTGGAAACAGAAAACAATACTAGTTATCCTGGAGATTTTGGTTGGCAATTTAAATTAATTGGTGAAAATGTATCCTATGATGAAGTTAGTTTTCGTGATGAAAATGGTTCTGGTATTGTAGAAGAGGAAGAAGATGATACTCAGCCACCAATTGATGACGAAGACGGTATAGATGAACTTGACCCAATAAATAATATATTAACAGATAACTATTCAACCGATGAGGAAATATCTGATAACTTTGGTGTGCCTGGTGTTGCAATAGAACAAACTTTATTTAATTCATATGACCCATACAGTGCATTAAATATTAACACTGATATTTTTATAAATACAAATCAAGGACTGAAAGATTCTAATCAAGATGGGAGAATTGAATTAGGTTTGTTTTCATTTGATGATGATAATATATTACAAGACGATTTACCTGATGATTTTAGGGAAACTAAATTCAGACAACTTGTAAAAGAAAATTTAGTTCCAAACGGTGATGGTAAATTTGTAAAAAGTATTTTTGATAATAAAGCACCAATGGGTAATGATAGACGAGAAAGATTTTTTACACCTGCAGGTGATATAAGAACCCGATGGGGGTATTGTACTTATGATGGTGTGGGTTTAAGAAAGAGACGTGATGATTTGTATAGAGGTGGTGATGATAAAGACGATGATGACTTGTGGGGTAGATATATTGAAGATGAGACAAACGGGCCAGACCTAAT